TCCTTCTTTGCGACATATTCACGGTTGACCGTGATGTCACGCTGAATTCCCCAAATACGGTTCTGTGGGTAAGTTAGTTCCACACGATTTTCTGGGAAGTAAGGAACCTCAAGAACTGGAACACCAAGAACACGAGTAGCCTGTGGACCACCGAATTCTTGTGCTGCTCCACCGAGGTATGCATTTGCATACTCGTAGGAAGCAGGCCATGCACCTGTGTTGGTGCCTGTTCCATTCTGCTTTACGATCTGAGCAAAGGTATCGCTACCTGCGTAGAAACGTAGACCGTTCTTGATTGCACGGTACTTGCGTGGCATTGCGAGGATGATCTCCTGCATTACGGCTGGGCTAAAGTCGGGTGTGCAAGGTCCACCTGGGCATGGTGATGGATTTGTTCCATCATACTCAGTTGATCCTCCACCGTCATTTACAAAGCGATCCCATGTTCCCTGGTCGTTACCAGCAACAACGTTTGTTCCTGCTGTGGGCTTCCAGGTGTCGCTAACCTGTGCGTACTGACGCAACTCTGTTCCTGACTCTGCGAATACAGGTGGGACTGCGGCGTGTGAGCCTTCGTCAACCTGTACACAGAAACCATCCATGATGGCTAGGAAGTTGTTGTCGATTGGGTCACCTACATTAGTGCTGACGCTCATGTCGCCATTGATAGCAAGATCCTCAATGTCGTTAGCAAATGCCTGGGTCATCAAGCGAACTAGGTGATCTTCTAGTGCTGCACCTTCGATGTTATCTTCAAGTGCCTCAGTTGAGACCTCCCAGTCTAGACGCAACTTCTTGGTAGAAAGATCCACCTTAGTAAAAGTTGCACCAGCGTTCTTGTATGTGCCGTCAGCCTGTGCTGCTGCACGAACAACTCGCTCGCCAACATTAACCTTCTCTAGTTCCATTGTGTTTGCACGCATGGTAATACGACGACCGTCCTTAGCAAGCACGGTTGCGTCCCAAACGTAATCAATGAATGACTTTGACTGCTCTGGGTTTAGGATACCTCCACCTAGTTGACCTGATGGATCAATAGCCAACTTGGGATCGTCGGAACCTGTGAAGATGTCTGCGGCCTGTCCTAGGTTTCCGTAGTTCTCTGCGTAACCATCGTTAACACGACCGACACCACCTGATGCGTGAACACCAGAAGCGTGACCAATCCAGGACTCACCTGGAATGGCAGGAACGCCTCCTTCTTCGGAGCCACCGCCACGAGGGGTCTGCTGACCACCAGCGAATGATACATCGCCAGTTGCTGCATCAACAGTTGCACCTTCCCAAACAGTTGTCTTCTCAACAGTATTTTCTTCTGTCTTGTTTTCGTCTGACATAATTCTTTTCACCTCCGTAATTTTTCCTTGTTATTAGAATAGGTCGGACTTCTTGAGGAAACGTCCACCCCATAGTGATTTCTCAACCATCTCTGGCTGATCCTGCATGACCTCTCCATAGTCAGCAGACTTACGGAAAGCAGTTTCTTTTTCTACTGCATCAACACGCTTTCCAAACTCTTGATCGTTCGCCTTAAGTGAAGTTAGGTCGCTATTAAGTGTAGCGACTGCCTTGGAGATTTCACCTACCTGACTGTAAACCTTTGTTACAGCATCGGCAAGAGACTTGATTTCAGCAATTTGAGCAGTCATTCCTGCTACTGCTGTTGCTAGTGCCTCAATCTTCATTTCTACCGTTTCGATTTCCTCTTCAGTAACTTCCTCTGTTACTTCGGCAACCTCTGCAACGGTCTCTTCTACCTCTGCCTTTACCTCTTCAACAGTCTCTTCAATGGCCTCAACAGCCTCTTCAACTGCTTCAGGAGTCTCAGGAGTGGCTTCTTCTGTGCTTTCAGACATGTCTTCTACCTCCTTGTTTTTCCTGACTGTGGTTAGAATGCCTTTAATCATCTGTGCCTTGTCTGGGTCGTTAGATTCGACAAAGCCGATGTTTTCCATTGATCCGCTGCATCGGGGGCAGTCGGTTTTTACTGTTGAAGAAAGTTGAACAACATCATCATGTCCACAGTAATACACGTTCTCAATAAGTGCCTTAGCGAGCATACCAGTCATCTCACCGTTCTTTTGGATAGATAGGACATTTGCAAATTGATTAGCAGG